CGAGCAAGAGGTTTGTTAGAGTCGTGATTGAATAGAAGGAATATATCACTTGTTTTGAGTGCATTTGTGGCAGAACCACGAGCAATCTTTTCCCTAAACCAACCAATGTCAGTTTCTTGGTCGTAGACGATAGGAGTTCCTTCAATAATCATCCCATCTTCTTTTTCTTCTGCTCTTACTTCGACTTTTAGAAATCTTCTCTCTATGTTTTTCATCAAATAGCCTCCTCAATATCACAGGTGCAACCAGAGACTATTGGAGGGTGTCTGATTCCATCTATGAAAGTTTCGTTTATATTTCTTGTTTGACCGTTTAAGTGTTGGCAATAAGGACAATCTGGCTTGCTTCTCCAGACACCTTTCTTGACTCCAGAAGCCTGCATGGCTGAATACTTGAACGCATTCCTCATTCGATCAAATTCGTCACCGATTCCATCTTTTGACCGTTTTTCAAGTGAAGAAATGAGTTTTTCAATGCTTTTTGTGTAAGCAGGCTCGTCAAAACGACTTTTATACTCTTCTACGAAGGAAGGAATAAGAGAAGATGCGTAAGCTCTGAAACCGTCAATAGTAGTAGGTTTGTTGATGGATTCTGGCAAATAGTTGATTTTTTCAACAATTTCTTCCTTATTACGTTGATTGCTATCACTTTTTAGCGTTTTACCGTCTTTTACGTCTTGTTTGTTGTACATGTTTGCTGGCATGAAGTAAATTCCACCTTGTTCATTTGGTTGATGGTTCATGTTGAGCCAAGAGCGAACTTCATCTGCGTTGAATATCCCGTCTTGGATTCCAAGATGCCATGCGTCCATTTGACTTTTTAAGTCGCCTTGCATAAGTCCATTCAAATTATGTTCGACATATATTGATTTTCTGTCATATTTATTTATGAGTTGTGAGTTGATAGCCTGTTCAATTCTTATTGCTCTTGGTCTCCAAGAATATCGGACAGCTTGGATTCCTTGATGTTCGATGTTGGAGAAGGTTGCATTTGTTAAATCACCAAGAAGGTGCTGTGGAATGTTATAGAATCGAGCCACTTCGCCAATCTGGAACTGCCTTGTCTCAAGAAATTGTGAATCGTTGTTCGTGTTTCCAGATTTTTGGTATTTTAAGCCTTCTTCTAAGAAGATCAATTTGTTAGCATTCCCCAATCCGTGATATTTATCGTTTATATCAGCTTTTGCCCTATTGAATGCTATGTCTGACATTTTTTTAGGATATTCAATAAAACCACCAAGATGAGTTCCATTTGAAAAGAAGCGAGATCCGAATTCATTAGCAGCCATTCCAAGGCCGATTGTTTCGTTCATCACTTTGAGCCTTGATCTTGGAGATAGTCCATTTTGCCCTGGTCCGTAGCAATAGAAAACCTTGCTTGCTGGCATCCAAATTTGATTGATGTGGAACCATAGCTCCTCACCACGAAGCTCTATATCTGATAAATCGCTTGATGGAATATGCCAAAGCCGTCTTATTCTTCCTTGTCCGTCTCTAATAATCTCTGCAAGAGCTATTCCATAAAGTTCTAAATCCCATACAAAACGTTGTCTAAAAGTTTGAGCTGACTCTGTTGGATTTGCTTGTAAATGCAGGACCTCATAAAGTGAATTGTCGCTATATTCTTCTCTTCCTTTAGAATCTTTTTTGAAGATTTGAAGAGGAACTGTTGACATTGTTTCGCTGGTGATCACCTGTGCATTCCAAGCGGCCGACAGGGTAAGAATTGAATTTGAATTGACCTCGACACCTGAATTGCTTTTATTCATTCCCATGATAGCTTTTAACGTATCCCATGACTGAGAGCCACTCCTGAAAGCTACTGTCGCCATTTTCAATCTATTAACTATGCTCATATAGCTCTCACTCCTCTGCCCTCATAAGGTGAAGTCTCGGCAAATAATATCGAGCTTCTGTCAATGGCCATGATTGAAGCGACAACACCGTCAATACGTTTGCCTGTTTTCTTCATTTCTGGTTTTATTGGTTTGATATTCCCTGCTGGGTCGCTTCCAATTTCGGTACATGAAATCATCCACCTTAAAATTGGATTGTCGCCATGATTTAATTCTTGTGATAAAGCTTTTCTTTCAAAGTCTTTTGTCGGTCCAGACATTGAGATAAAACCTTGACGGAATAATGACAACTCCAAACCCTCGTCTTGGAGTCTGAGAATTGTCTGCTTTGCGTTATATGGGTCACACGCTATATCTTGAAGGTCGTATTCTTCTGCGTCTTTGAGTATTTGTGATTCAATATAGGAATAATCAATTACATTCCCTGGAGTGAGTGTTAAGTATCCTTGTTCAGCCCATAATCTGTATGGAACTTTGTCCCTTCGTTCTCTGTCGATAAGGTCGTCAGATGGAAGAAAAAACCTGCACAGCAGGGTGTACCTTGCATCAATTTTACTGTCAGCAGGAGGGAAAGACAGCACCCATGCTGTGAGGTCAGTAGTCGAACTTAAATCGAAAGCTCCTGTGCAGACTCGGCCAGACAAGAAAGGTACTTCTCCACCACAAGCATCCCATACCTCAGCACCAATCCATCTTGAAGCAGCTTGAGTCCAGATGTTGAAGTTCTTTGTCTTAACATCATTCTGCTTAGAAGGGGAGGCTATGGCTTGTCTTACTTGGCTTTTGAGGAATTCTGGATAAACTGAAACCCCAAGATTTGGGTTACTCTTTATCCATACTTTTTCATCAGCCCAATCGTCTTGTTCATCGAGAGTGTAGATAATTCCAAACACCTCGTCTGGAGGAGGGGAGATTGAGCCGTCAAGGATTCCTGTTACCATCATTCTTTCTTCGTTGTAGCATGGAGCGTTCTTGTCAAAGCCTGCTGTTGTAATAATGAACATCAAAGGTTGTGAACGAGCTCCCATTCCATTTTGCATGACATTCAATAAATCAGAGCTCTTGTGAGCATGATATTCATCGATAAGAACAAATGAAGGAGAGAGGCCATCTTCTGTGTCAGAATCTTGGCCTACAGGTCGCATGAGAGAAGTTGTGCCTGTTTTAATAACAGTTGAGCTCATTTTGTATGTTGAGGTTCTGTTTTTTAAGGCTGAATTTTTCTGGATTTGGGCGTTTGCATCAGACCAACCAATTTTTGCTTGATCTCTTTTTGTTGCACAGAAGTAAATCTCTGCACCTTCTTCACCGTCAGCAAAGAAACAATAATTCGCAAGAACAGCAGCAAGCATTGTTTTGCCATTCTTTCGAGCTACTTCGATATATGCTTTTGTGAATCTCCTGGTGTTGAGTCCTTTTCGCTTCCATCCAAAGATCACCCAGATAATGAATTGTTGCCAAGGTTCGAGAGTAAGCTTTAATCTCTGCTTAGCCCATTCACCTTTTGTGTGACGTTGGTCTTGAGCAAACATGATAACTCTTTGAGCTGATTTCTCATCGAAATAGTAGGGGAAGTCTTTACCTTTCGAATCCTTCAAATCTTGAACATGTCGGTTGACAGCAAATTTCACCCATGAACAAGTTGTTATCTTGCCTGAGAGAACTTTGTCGATATATTCGAGAGCCAAGAATTCGTTCAACCAGACACCTCCATGAGTAGAGTTTCCGTTGCTGTAGGAGCTTGTTTCTTTTCCTTGAGATCAATCTTGTTTCGATTAGATGCACCAATTCCAAAGAGAGCTGCAAGAGACCTATATTCGACAAGAGCTTTCCTCATCGCTGTATATTCTGGAATTGTCTGAGAATTCTTGCCGTCCATATACTGGCCAATAGTTCTTCGCTTTCTCTTTCCACTTTCATCGAGATAAAAATATACAGATTCATAACATTCTCGATATTCTCCCCAAGCTTCACAAAATGCTTGGAACATATCCCAGTCAACAATTGAGAGAGTTCCCATGTCGATACATTCTTGAGCGAGATCGTTCCAATGTTTTTTGGCGTGTTTGTTTAAGTAGTTCGGAGCTTTGCGAGCGATAAATTCGCTTGAAGGTTCTGGTTCAGCGACAGGATTATAGTAAGGGTCATACGTTCCTCTTTGGAGTTTTATAACTTTTGGCAATCTTGGATTTGGCACATCACCCCCTATTATTGAACTTCGTATAAAAAGACAGAAC